CTCTAGCAGTATCGTTTGATAATAATATCGGACACGATTATCTTCAAAACTATGAGGAGCGATATGAGTTTTATCACCGTAAAGAAGATAAGATCGAGTTTGATCTGGAATATTTCAACAAAATCACGAAGGGTGGTCTCCCTAATAAGACTCTCAATATCGCTCTCGCTGGGACGGGCGTTGGGAAATCGCTATTCATGTGTCATTTGGCTGCTTCCGTCTTACTGCAAGGCAGGTCCGTTCTCTATATCACTCTTGAAATGGCAGAAGAGCGAATTGCAGAAAGGATTGATGCGAACCTTCTCAATGTACCGATTCAGCAATTGGTTGATCTCCCACGCTCAACGTTTGAGAACAAAGTAAATAGTATTGCGAAGAAGACACAAGGTTCTTTGGTCATCAAAGAATACCCAACTGCTTCCGCACACTCAGGACACTTTAAAGCACTTCTCAATGAACTTGCTCTCAAGAAGTCATTTAGACCTGATATTATTTTCATTGATTACCTTAATATATGTGCTTCCAGCAGGTATAAGTCAAACCTTTCTGTCAATTCATATTCGTATATTAAGGCAATTGCTGAGGAACTTCGTGGTCTGGCGGTGGAATTCAATGTTCCCATTGTCTCTGCTACCCAGACTACCCGCAGTGGTTATGGGAACTCTGATGTTGAACTTACTGATACTTCTGAGTCCTTTGGTCTCCCTGCTACTGCTGATCTTATGTTTGCCCTTATTAGCACTGAAGAGTTGGAGGGGTTGGGGCAGATTATGGTGAAGCAATTGAAGAACCGCTATAATGATCCTACAATTTACAAACGTTTTATTGTGGGTATTGACCGTGCCAAAATGAGACTGTATGATTGCGAGCAGTCGGCACAAAAAGATATACTTGACTCTGGAAACGAAGACGAGTATAATGACAACGAAGACAAGAAACCTAAAAAGTCGTTTGAAGGATTTAAATTTTAATGGAAACCGCTAAACACGTTAATTTTGATAAGTATGCCGAGTTTGTAGATGCTGTGACTTCTGACGCATCGAAGGACTTTCTTGCCCTCTCCGATCGTCTAGTTCAATTGGATGAAAAGGGTGCTAATATCGAACGTCTTTTGACTGCTTCTGTTGGCATCAATGCTGAAGGTGGTGAGTTTATGGAAATTGTCAAGAAAATGATCTTTCAGGGCAAACCTTATAATGAAGACAACCGAGAGCATCTGATTATTGAACTGGGTGATATTATGTGGTATGTTGCTCAGGCATGTATTGCACTTGATGTCACTCTTGATGATGTAGTTGCTCGTAATGTTCAAAAACTTCTAAAGCGTTATCCTGAAGGTGCTTTTGATGTTTATTTCTCCGAAAACCGTTCTGCTGATGACCGATGAAAAAAGTCACTCTTAAAATGGATTTTGGAACTGCTAACGCTGTGCGAGAAGCAGTTTATCAAGCTCAACAGGGATATAGTAAAGAATATCCTCCAATCAGGATTGTAAATCTCAGAGAAGTTTTACAAATTCTTGATGATCAAATTGGGGATATTAATATCATTGACTAAATAATTGACCCTTCGGGGTTCTTGGGGAATTAGCACAGTTGGTAGTGCGCCTGATTTGCATTCAGGAGGTCAGGAGTTCGAATCTCCTATTCTCCACTTTGCCCAAATGGCGGAATTGGTAGACGCGCAGGGTTTAGGTTCCTGTAGAAATATCTGTGGAGGTTCAAGTCCTCTTTTGGGCACTAAATATTTCAAAAAATGGCAAGTTCTGGTATATTAAACTTCCAGAGAAACTGGCAAGGAAGTGATCACCAAACTACTGTAAAAAAGACCGTTAGTGTTTTTATTAAAAATGATAATGATAATTTTGAATCAGCAGGGGCATTGTCACCAGGAACAGAAGTCACTTATATTGATTCATTAACTCGGGATCATTTGCGAGCAGCGTTTAGAACTGCTGATGGAACTGTTTATTATGGTAATGTTGATTACTTTGTTAAACCAAGAACTAGAGAATCTCAGTTACCAGCATTAGGTCCAACAAGTTTTGGATTATCAAGCAGAACATTTTTTTCTAGTGTTTCCTACTATAATAGTCTGGTTTCTTCATTAAATTCAAGAACTGATATTGGTGGAGAATTATATGATTATCTTTTTGAATTATTAGATTATGTTGATAATGGTGCTGGTGATTATACTGGTATAAAAATGGATACGTTTCCTTGGGGACAAATTCAAAACTATTATGCAGAAGTCATTGGACCAATTGCCTGCATTAAAAGAGGAATATTGAATAATATTATTAATACGGCAGGAATAGGTAATGCCACAATTTATATGCCACCAGATAGTGAAAGACTATATGACTATAAGTTAATTGTTGGTAGTGACGAATATTTAATATCTGCCAAATCTGCAAGAGGTGTATCTAACCAAGTTAAACCTCAATTTGTAACTGCTGCCGCAAATGCAAGTGGTAAGTTAGGGTCTTTGGCAACTACAAAAGAATATCAACTTTTAAATATTTTAGGATCTGAAACTGTTATTTCTGGTGCATTGAATGGGTGGAGTTTAATTCATCCAGATGAAATGTCTTCGCAGGCTGCTCAATCAATAATTTCTGTTTATAAGGGAGCAAATCATAGTGCCAAGATTCCTGATGAGGGTTTATTAAAACCATTTACTGATAAGTATTTTCCTTCCAGAAAAAATCTTACTGTCGGTGAGGTTAGATATAAATGCGAACAATTGATAGAAGGGTGGTCAAAAAATGGACCACAAAATGGGGTGTTGAAACAAATATTTGAAATTTATTTGAATCAATCCAGAGTGATCTATGTTAAACTGGACTTGAATAAAAGATCTGGAACTCCAACATTCAGCGCATCTGCTGGTGGAGGTGCTACATTACTGAGAAATTTGTATTTGAGAAGTTCAAACTATGCAACAAGAACAGCAGATAGAATTGGTTTCCAGGTAAGTTAAATGAATAATCAACTCAAACCATTAATTGAAAATTTCAAAGGTAAAGACTTTAAAGACTTTGCTGTTTATGTTTATGCTACGATGCAGAAAGAAATTGATTCAAAGAAGAAAAAACAGGACAAAGATAAATATATAAAGATTAGACAAAGTGTCTTAAATTACATTATTGCAAACGAACGAGCAATATCCGTTGAACTTAATAAAAAAAGTAAGTAATGAAAAATTTTTTCCAGTTTTTAACCGAAACAACTGCAACTCAACAAGCAGCAAGACTTGGGTTGCAGGGAGATGGTCATGGTGGTTGGTATAAGGATGGGGAGTTTGTTGCAAAGACTGAAAAGGGTAGATTAAGATTTTATAATAAGCGTCAAGGAATTGGTAAAGATCCTGCTCAGACAGAGACTGAAAAGAATATCTCAGATCCAAATTTCGTAGATCCTGCATTGCAGCAACAGCAGGCACCTGTTCCTCAACCAGTTGCTCAGGAAGCACCACCTGTCAATTTTCTTCCTGTTGAGAAGACAAAGGGAACATTAACAATTGCATTTGGACGTTTTAATCCTCCACATCTGGGACATCTTCAACTGATGGATACTGCTGCTGCATCAGCAGAACAAGAAGGTAGTGATTATATGATTGTTCCTTCTCGTAGTCAGGATAAGAAAAAGAATCCACTTGATCCTGATACAAAAGTATCACTTATGAGATCTATGTTTCCGCAGCATAGTGAAAGAATTGTGAATGATCCAAGCACAAGAACTATTTTTGATGTTCTCAAAAAAGCACATAATGATGGATATACTAATGTGAGAATTGTTGGTGGTGCTGATAGAGTAAATGAATTTAATAAACTTGCCAATAATTATAATGGTAATCTTTATGCCTTTGATAATATTGATGTAGTATCTGCTGGCGATCGTGATCCAGACTCTGATGGTGTAGAAGGTCTTTCTGCTTCCAGAATGAGACTTGCTGCTGCCGAAGGTGACTTTAAGACATTTCGTTTGGGTATGCCTCCTGAAATGAGACCAAAAGATGCAAGAGCAGTTTTTGATACAGTTCGTCAGGCAATGGGTATTCAAGATCAAGTTGCAGAGGTTTGGCAGATTGCTCCTAAGTTTGATCAAAGAACTCTTCGTGAAAATTATTTAAGTGAAGCAATCTTTAAAATTGGTCAGTTGGTAGAAAATCTTAATACTGGTTTGATTGGAAGAATTATTCGTCGTGGAACCAATTATCTCATCTGTGTCACAGAAGATCATATTATGTTCAAGTCTTGGATTAAGGATGTGATGGAATATACTGAGGTTAAAATGGATAGAATGTATAGAACTCCAGGAAAACCAAATACACTTGCAGGAACAAAGGGATATTTGAGATATGCTGC